CAACGTCCACAAGCATCAGTAACACTGGCGGCGGCGCCTCACATGAAAACCGACCACCATACTATGCCCTTGCCTACATAATGAAAAGCTAATGACGCTAGTACCGCTTGACATACCCGCTGGCTTTTACAAAAACGGCACCGACTTGGAACAGTCTGGACGTTGGCGCGACGGATCACTGGTGCGTTGGCGCGACGGCAGCTTGCGTCCAATTGGCGGCTGGCAAGAGCGCAAGACGTCTTTTTGCACAAACCCCGTGCGCGGCATGCACGCATGGGAAAGTAATGACGGAACCGCGTGGCTTGTGGGTGGGTCACACGATCAGCTAATAGCCATGACGGGCAGCGGCACGACATACGATATTACGCCGACCGACTTGGCAGCGGGGCGTGAGGACGCAGAAGTTGAAACGGGCTACGGCTACGGCTTCTACGGACTTGGTTTTTACGGGACGCCCATTCAGCAACTTGCGACCGCAGTTCCAGCGGAGGCGACAACGTGGGCTTTAGACAACTGGGGCGAATATCTCGTCGGATGCCATTACGACGATGGTCGCTTGCTGGAATGGCAGCTTGGCACCGGCAGCGATGCCACTCCGATTACCAACGCGCCTACGGATAATTTGGGCTTGGTCGTAACGGAAGAGCGTTTTTTGTTTGCTTTGGGCGCTGGTGGCAATCCGCGCAAGGTCCAGTGGTGTGATCGTGAAAGCAATACAACATGGACTGCGGCTGCGACCAATGAGGCTGGCGATATTGAATTGCAGACTTCTGGTCAAATTATGCAAGCCATTCGGACACGCGGTCAAACCTTAATTATTACTGATACTGACGCACATACTGCTAGGTACTTAGGGCCGCCATATGTTTATGGTTTCGAGCGTGTCGGCACTTCATGCGGAGCAATATCGCGCAAATCCGCTTCCGATGTGGATATTGGTGTTTTTTGGATGGGTCAGCGTGGCTTCTTCAGATTTGACGGTAACAGTGTTCAAGAAATACCCTGTGACGTTCACGACTATGTATTTACTGACCTTAACCGTGCGCAACAGTCAAAAGTTTGGTCATTTGCAAATGGTCAGTTTGGAGAAATCTGGTGGTTTTATTGTTCAGCTGGCGCTACAGAAATTGATCGTTATGTAGCTTACGACTATAAGGAAAACCATTGGCTGATAGGCAGCTTGTCGCGCACGGCTGGCATTCAGAGAGGTGTGTTCCGTTACCCGTTTTTAGCTGGTCACAATGCAGACACAGATATTTATGAGCATGAGGTTGGGCTGAACGTGGACAGCGGTTCTGTTTTTGCAGAAACTGGCCCAATTAGCATTGGCGCTGGGGATCAGGTTGCAAAAGTTACGCAAATTTTGCCAGATGAAAAAACGCAAGGCGATGTAAATGTTTCCTTCAAGACGAGGTTTTATCCTAATGCTGCGGAAACCACGCATGGGCCTTATACCCCTGCAAACCCAACTTCTGTAAGGTTTACGGGGCGGCAATTGCGCATGAAGGTGGAGGGTGCGAAACTTGCTGATTGGCGCGTAGGCAACATGAGAATAGATATGGTTGCTGGGGGGCGCAGATAATGCCAAGCCCAATTCTGCCCCCAATTGGCCCTGACTTGCGTCAGTGGGGGCGCCAGCTTTCCGCGTATTTGCAGCGCAATCTTGCAAAATTGTCCATTAAAACTGCGGATGACAATCCATCTGAGGATGGGGTAATCCTTTGGGATCGTGCAAACAAATATCCCGTTGTTTCCAAAGATGGGGAGTTTCGACAGATCGTCCTAGAAGACGGGCATTATGATGGAACTGTAAGTACGAACCAAACTGCCGCCTCGGCTAATACGGCATATGCGCTAACTTTTTCTCCAGACATTTTTGATGGAATAGTAAACGGAACCCCTGCGTCACGACTTGTTGTTGATGAGGCTGGTCAATACTTTGTATCATTTTCTGCACAAATTGTGTCATCTTCTGCCTCGACCGTCACATTTTGGTTTTGGCCCCGTGTTAATGGTGTAGATGTTTCGAAAGCAACTATGAAAAATTCGTTACACAATAATGGTGCGGTTTTTATTACATCACGTTCCGCAATATTTCAACTGAACGCAGGCGATTACCTAGAAGCGATGTGGGCGGTTGATAGCACAGACGGTTCTTTGCAAGCCGCTGCGGCTACCGCGTTTGCTCCCGCTGCGCCTGCCGCAACCATTTCAATCGTAAGGCTTCACGGATGACTGCACATGTAGACATAAATCCGCTAAATCGTTGCCGTCCTTGGATAGAGGCTGCGTTAAAGCGATCTGGTCATTTAAATACTTGGGATGAAGTCGTTAAGGGAATACGCGATGGGCGAATGCAACTTTGGCCTGCAGAGCGGGGGTGCATTGTTACTGAAATAGTGGTATATCATCACACAAAGGCGTTGCATGTGTTTCTTGCAGGCGGTGAATTAGATGAAATTTTACAAATGACTGAAAATGTGAAAGAATGGGCAAAATTGCAAGGCTGTTCATTTGCGTCATTTGATGGTCGTTTTGGATGGCAGAAACCTTTAGAGAAAATGGGCTGGAAGCCTCACTCTATAACAATGCATTTGGAGTTTTAAAATGGGTGGAAGTAAGACTGTCCAAAAAAGCGAAGTACCCAGATATATAGAAGAGGCTGGGCAGTACGCGCTTGAAAGGTCAAAGCAAATCGACGCTCTTGGCAGGTTGCCATTTATGGGGCCAGAGGTTGCGGCGGTAAATCCATATGAGACGGCTCTTGCAAGGAATGTTGGGGGCATGGCTTCAGCATTTGGATTGGAAGCCCCTGCAGCGCTTGATATGGGCGGCATGCAAGCCGTTACGCAAGGCGGCTTAACAGGGTATAGTTCTTATCCATCTTATATTTCCTCAATGGAAAGATTGAGGGAAGCTCGCCCAGACCAGTATGAATACTTTGCTAAAATGACAGGTTTCGACCCAATTACAGGTGCTCGAATTGAGCAACCCGCCCCGACTATGCCCGACTATGTGCCCGCAGTTTCAAGGGCGCAAGACAATTCTAGGGCTGACAATTTTATGCCCGCAATGACGCAACCAAGGCTTTCAAGCAGATTAGACACAAAGGGTCAGATAGGAAAATACGCAACCCCTCCTTCTGGCTCCTTTTTGGATAAGTTAAAATCAGATATTAGCGCCGCAAGAGGTCAGGTAAAAAGTGACTTTGGTGGTTTATTTAGTGGGCTAAGGGGTAGGTAAAATGGGCACTTCAGCAGCAAATAGAATGCCAACCGTAACTGGGATGACAGCAGGCCAGCCAGCGCCTATGCCAGCAGCGCCAGCGCCTATGCCAGCAACGCCAGCGCCTATGCCAGCAGCGCCGCAACCGACCACTCCAAATGTTTTTCAGAGTTCTGCGCAGGCAATGCAGCAAGCTGGACAAACTTATGGCGGTTTGTCTGGTTTCCAGCCAAACGTGCAGCAGTACATGAACCCTTACACGCAAGATGTAATTGAGCGCACACAGCAAGACATTATGCGCCAGCAGCAAATGGCACAAAATCAGCTTGGGGCGCAGGCAGGCGCAGCGGGTGCTTTTGGCGGGTCGCGTCATGGCGTAGCTGAGGGCGTTATGGCTGGAGAATATGGGCGCATGGCTGGTGATATTGCTGCGCAGCAGCGTCAACGTGCGTATGAACAAGCTATGGATACGGCGTTTCGCACGGCTGGCGTACAGCAAGCTGGCGCGGGCGGGCTGTCTGGGCTTGGCGGTCAACTGTTTGGCATGGGTCAACAAACCCAGCAAGCGATTGGGGCGCAGGGTGCGTTTCAGCGTCAGCTTCAGCAGCAAATGCTGGATTTAGCAAAGCAGCAGTATTACGGCGCGGCAGGCGCACCCTTAGCCGGTCTTGGCGCTATGACAGGCGTTCTTGGGGCTGTGCCTTACTCAACCACGCAAACGCAATCCTCTCCGTTCGACCCCACGGCTCTCTTAACGGCGTTTATCTAATATGGCACTTAATTGGGAACAGGTTCAAAGAAACATCTTCAGCGGAGAAAGCGGGGGCGACTATGACGCCCTATTTGGCTATCAGAACCGCCCTGATGGTTTATTTTCAAACATTAAAGTCTCCCAAATGCCTGTTGGGGACGTGATTAAATTCACAAGTCCTTCAGGAGAATACGGTCAATACGTCAAAAGTAAGGTTGGTGAAGTAGCAACACCAGTAGGCGCATATCAGGTTGTAGGTTCAACCTTGCGCAAAGCTGTAAACGCTTTGGGGATTGATCCAAATCAAAGGTTTGACAGAGCCACTCAGGACAGAATTGGCAAGTATATTTTAAAAACCCAAGGCACTGGTGCTTGGGAGGGTTATGGGAAAGGCGGTGCTATGATGGCAAATCAGGCAAATCAGGCAACTCAACCAACACAACCTCAGCAGTCGCAAGGCTTACTTGGCGGCCTACTTGGTGGGCAGGGCATAGGTGGCGCACTTGGCTTGAGTGAGGACTTTCGTGATAGGCTGAAGATGGGTATTCTTCTTGGCTCTGATCCGCAACGCTTTGCTCCTATGGTTTCTGCAATAGAGGCTAGGGGTCAAGAGAGAAGGGCGCTGTCGCGTGCAACTGCGCAGGCAAACGCTACTGCTGATTATTTGGAGCGTATTGGTCAAGTTGACTTGGCAAAATTGCTGCGGCAGGGTGGTATTGACGCAAAAACAGCTCTTTCTGCGGTGCAAAAGAGCGCTAAGGAAACTGCAGATATTCAAGAATACAGACTTGCCCAATCTCAGGGTTACAAGGGTACATTTGCAGATTGGCAGCAGCTTGGCAAAAAAAGGACTGAGTTTGGCACTATTCCAGCGGGCTATCAGCTTGTTGAAAGCACAGATAATCAGGGACAGCCAACCTATTCCATGGTTCCTGTTAAGGGCAGCCCAGACTATATTGCTCAACAGAATAAAATTGAGCAACAGAAACTTTCTGACCAAGGCAAAATAGGATCTTCGCTTTCGTTCTACTCTGCGGGCCGACGGATACTAGAGCAAATTGACGAAAACCCAACTTTAATTCCGAAAACTGGAGTTATTGCTGGTTTAATTAGGGACACAGTATTCGGGCAGACACAAAAGAATGTCGCCGAAGACTTGGCGGTTATGGAAGCGCAGATGCAGTTTGAGACATTGGCGCAGCTAAAAGCTCAAAGTCCATCTGGCGCATCTGGCCTTGGTCAGCTTACCGATAGCGAACGTAGGGCGCTGGGTAAGGTTAAATTTAACTTTGATTTCTTGCAGGGTGAGGATGCTATTAAGAGAAACATAAGGTCAGCCATGTTGTTCCGTTCTTACTTTGAGAATGGGCTTTATGATGCAAAAACAGACACCTACAGAAATGCCACTGAGGAAGAACTTGATTTGATGACGAAGGGCATAAATCCGTTTGCTCAGCAGGGTGGGCCGCGCTTGGTCGGTGTGAGTAGGTACTTAGGTCAAAGTGAAATATCCAACGACGAAGGCGCTCAGCCTGATTTCTCTAAAATGTCAGACGCAGAGCTAAATGCGTGGATTGAGGAAAACTCACAATGAGCAATGAACAGCTAAAAGCAGCCCTGCTAGAAAGAGCGAAACGAGAGAAGGCAAAAAGGCAGGGAGTAGCCCAGCCCGAAATTTCGACCACAGAGGATGTTCTTAAGTCTCTGGGCAGCGGCGCTGTGCGTGGGGCTATTGGCTTAGCTGAAACGCCAGAAATGGCAGGTCGCGCTCTTCGTCGTGGCTTTCAAGAAATAAAGCAATTATTCGGCGGTGAGGTTGAGCAAGAAACTCCAATCTTTAATACCGCCACCGGACAATTTTTAAGGGAAGCTACTACGCTAGAGGATTACCAGCCGCGAACAACTGCGGGTGAATACGCAGGCACAGTTGGCGAGTTTTTGCCTGCCGCCATTGGTGGCCCAGCAGGGCTTGCGCGTAGGGTTGGGATAGCAACTGTAGCGGGACTTGGTAGCGAGGCTGCGGGTCAGGCAACAGAGGGAAAAGAATTTGAGCCATATGCAAGAATAGCTGGCGCTTTGATTGCGCCATATACTGCTAATAAAACTCTGTCTGCGCTTCAGAAAAAAAATGTAACAGCACCGACTGTACAAACATTAAAGGCAGAAAAAACCGCCGCTTATGAGGCGCTAAAAACGCAGGGTGTCGGATTGACGGATACTCAAGTTAAATCTCTAGCCAGCGATATGAGGGGGGTGTTAAATATGGACGACATAGTTCTTTCTGCAAAACCTTCTATAAATCGCGCATTAGAGCTTGTTGACGAGGTTGAAAAATCCGGCGCAATGAATTTATCTAAATTTAACGAGCTTCAAAAGGCGCTGGGAAAAATATATCGCAGAGCGCCAGATGCCCCAGAAGTTTTATCCATGATAAAGAGAATGGACAATGCCTTAGCGTCAAACTCAGCGGACGCTAACTTGCTTCAAGCAGCTAAGGCTGCAAACGCAAAATATGCTAAAGCGAAAATGTTGGAGAAGCACTTCGGTGACGCAATTGAGTCGTCTAAAAAGGGTAAAATTATCTCAAATTCTGGAGAAGCCCTACAGGCAACGGCGACAAGGATTTTGAAAAATAAGAAAAATTATGATTTTTGGACGGATGATGAATTGAATGCATTGCGCTTAGTTTCGCAGGGCAGTGTTCCCACTCGCGTAATGGGGGCTTTGGGAAAATTATCGCCAACATCTAATGGGTTGATGGCGGGCTTAAATATTACAGTTGCATATTTAAGTCCGCACACCCTTCTTGAAGCGGCAGGCATGACAGCAACAACTTTTGCCAAATTGGGTTATAACGCAAAAGTGAACAAAACACGCAAGGCTCTTGAGGATTTAGTTCGCGCCGGAGGAGTAAAGGAGCCGTCTAAGGTTATTACTAAAGAACTTGTTCAGGACATGGTAGCCAGTATGGGCGGCCTTGTCGCAATGGAACCACAAGGACAGTAACATGCAGCCACAAGCAAAAGACAGACGCGAAATTGAAGGCATCCTGCAAGACGCCATTGCGCAGGCTGTAGACTTTGTAGAGAGCGAAATTACGGATCAGCGCATAAAGGCGCAGCGCTATTTCGATGGAGAGGTGGACATTGGTTATGAAGATGGGCGTAGCAAAGTTGTTGCGACAAAAGTA